GTTCCGGGCGGCGGAAGAAAACCGCCAAACTCGTTATTATGCGGCAGTCGGTAGAGATTGCTGGCAGGAATACTTATTTTTCTGTAATGCCGCTTGCCGTTCCCTCTACGGCTGCGCGAGCGACCTTCTGAGCCTCTTTTCTTACTGTATCTGCTAACGGCGTCCTGTTAACCAGATTTGCGCCTGTAGCGGCTATTGTAGCCACTGCTGCCGTTGTTGCAGCCGATGGCATACTGACGGTATTGGTTGGCGCGTATGGGCTGGCAGGTTTCAGGTTGTTAACGCGCTTAATAGCGGCGTCAAGCTGGTTCACTTTGGCAATTGCTCGCTCTATGGCTGCATCAAAGCTGTTTAATCCCTCCAGTTCGGGGATTACATCAATTTTCGTTACGAGATCTGCTGACTGGTCTGTCATTTTTTCACCTTGCTAAGCGCGTGCTGAACCGCGTTATCAAACTGGATAACGGCGGAAGCTCTCATAATGGAATCGAAAGAGGCGCGGCCTGACACTACATCGCTGTATCTAATCAGGCCGCTTTCAATCACTCGCCAGATGACGAGTTCTGTGCGGACGGTTCGGTCAAGGTTTTCAGCAAGGCGTTGAACAGTTGCCGCATGGCTCCCTGCATTGTTGCCGCTGTGTCCAGTCCAATATTTTTTTAACCCTGCTGTTACCGGAAGAATGGACAATTTCAGGCACTCAAGCGCCACCAGATACACATCAGCTATATTCGCTGCGGTAAAATTGGTGTTCACTGCGTCCCATGAATCCAGAAACTCGCCGTTATCCACCAGTTGGGCGCGGGATTTCGAAAGCAGCGTAAACAACAACTCGTCGTGGTCTTCACGATTGAGCATTCCGAAGATTTTCGACGACATGGACAGGATGCTTTCAACCTGGCTGATGCCATGCTTCGCCAGAATCTCAGCTACACGCAGGTTGAAGTGAATAGCATCAAAGGCACTCATGCGGATGATGCAGTATTTTTTGCCGTTAATTTCAACGTGTTTAATTGAATCATCCATTGGTTAAATTCACCCCAAGAATCGTTGAATCAAGCTCACCCGTCAGGAGTTTCCATTCCAGCGTTTGCGCTCCTGCGCCGTTATTTGCACCATCAGACGGCTGACGGGCAAACATCGCATAACCCAGCCGATGTACGGAAAGATTACGCGTATTGGTTACAGTTACAGGGATGACGGCCTTTGTTTTTTGCATCAGCGCCAGCGCGGTATTTACCGGGGAGTTACGCTGCGTGGTGAATGTTACTGAGCCTTCCTCGCTTGGATTCTCAATAAAAGACCAGTCACCACCGATACCGGAGGAAACGCTAATCTGGTCGTCCGGCACTTCAACAATGATATTGCTGTCTTTCGCCAGGCCAATTACCGGGACAACACCTACGGTAATCAGCCAGTCTTTTGAGGACATATTGCCTAAGTACATAATTAAATCCCGTAAGTCATTGCCGAACCAATAGCATCAACATGCTTAATGGCATAGCGAAGATAAAATTTGAATTTAACGGTCAGATCGCCTTTGATACGCTGAGTCGCGCTGACTTCTGCCATTGTTGGGCGGACAACTTCAAAGCCACGAATCAGGTCGCCATTTTCATCAGTGAAATTCTCAATGATTCCGCCTGCTGTCTGACCTGCTTTAAGTGAACTTTCCATTTTATTGCAAACAACCTCATAACCCGGCATGTCATGGCCAATCTTGTTTCGGTTCACAAACAGAGTCGCTAGGTCTTTTTGCATACGGTCAGCCTGCCAGTAGCAGAAGCGAACCACTTCGATAGATTCGCCGTCACCACACGTACCCGGATACGTTACCGTTATGCCGGAACCATAATCCTCAAAGGTGTTACCGTTGAGCGCCTGAATTTTCTGGTAATCGGTTTCGGTAAAATCATCAGCCTGAGCGGCGTTAAGGGTTTTAAGTGCCCATGTTTCTGAGCCCGGTTGCATTACCAGACAACGACCAGCCAGCGCCGCATCAAGGAAGTTCTTTTCCCGTCTGGTGGACACAGCAAATGAACCGGCCATATTTTTATCGTGGATATATTTGGTGATACTGTCCGTCGCCCATGTTGGCGATGAATAGTCATCAATAAAAACTGCCATTTTATCAATCTGCGATTCAGTCCAGTCAGCAATTGCTTTCTGAATCGAAAGGTCGCGCGATGTGGTCATTGACATAAAGAACTTGTTGTACTGGTTCTTTATGGCAGCTACGGCAGAACTTACCGCCGATGACAAGGCCGTAGATGACTTATGAACAACCTCCGCCCCTTCCAGATAAACAATGCGCCCATCTACAAGAAACTGACCTGCTGCGCCTGAATCGGCAACTATATCCGCTGTTGCACCGGCACTTCCTGACCACGCTGTGCCATTAAATTTAGCGTAGCGATATTCACCACCTTTGACATAGCCAATGGTTGCTTTTGTGCCCGATGGCGCACCAACAACCGGAACACCAGTCAATTTAATCATGGTCTTGCTGTAGGCTGCGGAAAAATCGCCTACAACGAGGGTATCAGGTGATGGACTTTGCGAAAAATACGCCTGAACCGCCAGCAGGTTATCACCACTCATGCCATCAGAAGCCGCATCATCAGCACTGGTGTAGACCCGGTACAGGTCATTAAAATTTTCTATTTTGGCGCTTTCATAGGTCGAATATTTCAAACCAAAAAACGCCGCTCCCGGCGCAAGGATAATACCCACCCCGAATACGCCATATTGGGCGGCGGTTGTTTGCCGCCCAATTTTTACACTAAAAAGCCTGCTTAAATTCGCCATTTATGCACCCTTGATATGGAACGTCACTTCGTTCGCTTTCACCGTTGCGCTATCAATCCAGCACTCTTTTTTGTAGTGCTGGAAAACAAATTGCAGGGTTAATGTCACCTGCGCCATTTGCTGATAAACGAGGTTATCAATTAGAGGTGAGCTATTCTCGAAATCGCCTGAGCGGTCAATCACACAGTTGTTATCAAACTGCCAGAATTCCCCCTCAGTTGAATCGACCTCATAAAGAAAGTTTTCTAAAAATGCCTGAGCGTCGTCTGATGAGCGAATCACAATAATCTGTGCAGAGCAGTTATAGTGATATACCCGATAGTCACCGTCCCATGTTTTGGCGAATGGTTGCGACTCCCGCGTTGACGAAAGCAAATGAATCGCGGTGAATGGTTCTTCGGGTTCAGGTAGCTTTTGCTGCGCATATACGGGGTTATCACCCGCCAGTTCAATAAGTGCCTGACGCGCCCTGACCATTGCCAGATAAGGCGCACCGCTTAGTATTAGTGGCCTTGCCTGTGTATCAGAATCTTTTAGCGTCCCTGTCGGGAATTTAACAACATTTCCAGTATCAAGACGGAAATCAGCCGGAATGGTAATGCTGTTACCATTGCCATCATCCAGCGTAACCGAAATAATGAAAGACGGGGCTCGCCCGTTATATGGTGTAAATAAAATATCTTTGATGTTTCCGCCTGGTGTGAAAGTTGCTTTTTCTTCCCGATAATCTGGATATTCAACTTCCCCCGAAACGGTCATTAATTTAACCGTATATACAGTCATTACCCCACCAGCGCTAATGCGTCCTTTTCTTTCATTCCAAATAAAAGGTATTCATAGTGGTTAATAATTCCGTTCTGCCATTCCTGACGTTGTACCACTTCATAATATTTGCCTGCACAATGCACGATAGCGCCGTTATGCTCGCCTTCCTCGGTTACTGCTAAATCGGTTTCCCCGATTGCCTCCATGTAATCCTGCGGCTTACGTGACGCAAGATAGGTCTTGAATGAGCTACCGCCGTCTACTGGCTGCATACTGAGGAATGCTGTTTTCTGTTCTGAATATGCCAGGCGAACCATGCCGCCCACAATTTCAATGGGGAGTGGTTGCCAGTATTGGATTAATCGTCTCATGAAAAAGCCCTGTAATTGACTGTCTGGATGAGTACCCCGCTGTGTATCAGCGGTTTAGTGCTCCCTTTCCTGGCGATGGTGATATCTGAGTTAGGTTTGTATAGTGCTGAGTCAGCTATAGTCTTGCGGGTAATAGACACGGCTTTAGCGCCGATTCTGGCTATAGCTTGTTGAGGCGTGATATTTCCAAGCGCTACGCCATGCAAGATTTCTTTGTACTCATCAGACCTCATCCAGTCGGCTATGCGGTCTGATGCAAATCTCATAAACGGACGCTCTGGTATTAGCTCCCAGCCCATAGCGTTTTTAGTGCCGAAATTATTCCATGCCCCATAAAGCGCCACATCAACGCCGTTATTGGTTTTCCCCCGGTGGATGCCAACAGTAAGCTGTATACCAGCCAGTGATTTTATTCGCTGACGTATTACCCTGTCTGCGCCCTTTGTTTCCAGCCTCGCTCCACCACGCATGGATCAATCTCCATATTCATTTTTTGAAATACTGAAATATTCATCTGCAAAAATGCACTCTCACAATTTTTTCACTGTGGGCGCCAAGGCTGGCCAATCGCATTTATCAGGATAATATTCTGCTAATCGGCATGACCGATGAGGATACAACCGCCAGACAATGAGCCCATCGCGTCTAAAAACTCCTGCCCCCACTGCGTACCCTGCCAGCCTGCTTTTTGCGCTGAGTCAGCAAATGTCACAGAAACCTTCCCTTCGCGTCTGCTTGCCACCCCGCGAACACTGGCGCTCAGTCCTTCTACCGCTATCGGGGCCAGATTAGCGGCAACATACAACGCTTTCAGGCGCTCGATGTCATAACCGTAACCTGCTGCGGCTCGAAGGTCGTAGAGCCGCTCACATTGAGAAGAAAGGGCGCTAACAGCGCCCTCATCAAGTGATACCCCCGGTAGCAGAATGGCGAGCCAGTCATTTACCGTCATGCTATGTCCTTATTCGTCGTCTGATGCAACTACGCCGTCATGCTCTTTATTGAGCTTTCTGGCCTCTGCGGCTGAAACTTGTTTCAGGCATCCTTCGTCAAGAAACTGCTTAACACCGCCGATTTGCAGAGTTGCTACATCAACTTCTACAGCGGCAAGTGGAGCAATGGAGATAGTGATAACAGTGCCTTCACTGTTTTTTGCACCGATATGAATCGGTGCTTGAGTTGTGTTTGTCAGAAAAGCTTTTTCTTTCTCAGCCATGACTTACATCACCTTAGAGGATTTAGCAGCAGCCAGCGGCGCACGGACGATTACACCAGCGGAGCGCGACAGGCACGGAATAGACAGGTCAAGCCCACTACGCTGAACAGGCAACTGACGGAACAGCACAGGAGTAGCCTGGGCGAAGTGGCGACGGTTGTTCGACAGTGCAATACAAATACCGTCATCATCCAGATCGGAGTTTTTGCGGAAAGTCACTTCCGGGTAAGCAGTTCGCAGGAATGACAGGACAGTACCGAGTACACCACTCAGACGAAGTCCCTGAATTCGCGCCCATGCCTTAGACGGCATATGGAACTCATTCACTTCGTAGATTTTTGTGGTATTGACGGCGGCGATAATCGCTGAAACGTCATCACAAATTTTATCACCGTCAGCAGTCGCCCATCCACCGGCTACCGCAACTCGCGGGATATTGGGATGCTCGATGAATCCAACAATCTGATATTCTTTGTTACCGCGCCATAACAGGTTAGAAACTGTACGTTCATGGGCCTCGCGGGTATTCAGTGCCAGAATGTTATCAAGCGGTGTGCCGGACATTGCCGCCGCCATTACATCACTGTAGGTATATCCATAACCTAACCCAATATCGTACATAAGGGCGAAGTATTCCCGGCCTTTGGCGCTCATCATTGGCATGTCAGTGCCAAATGCTGCCATGATTTTCGCCATACCCTCAGCCGAGTACATGCGATAGCCCGCCCATTTTGCGCCCTCATTAATCCCCGGCTCCTGTTGGAACATGGTTAATGCAACGGGCGCTGGCATTTCTTCCATGTATACATCCTTCGACATGGAAATCAGGTCACGGGCAAAAATTAGCCCTTGCTCATCGGTGTTGACTCCCGGCATTGCGCCAGTTACCTGA